GCCCCTTCTGCATTTACTACATTCTTATTATCAAAGTAATAGAAGTTTGTAAAATCTGTCCCTGTTTTTGTTTGATATGTATTAGTAGCAAGTCTAGAACCAAATCCAAATTTAACATCTGTATATGACCCTGCATTACCAGGTAATATAGTTGTCTCTGTTTTCTCTGCAGTAATTAAATTATAATTTCTACTTGGACTAATATCAAAGTAAGTCCCAGTAAGACTAGAATGAGACGTATCAAACTTATACTTATAAAATTCTTGTAAATTTATATTTGGATTTGGTACAAATGTACTATTGTCTTCTGAGAATTCAAACTTGTATAATACATCAGCAGCAGAAGTTACAGACACTAATCTTTGTGGTGTGCTAGTATCGAAGAAACTAGAACTTAACACAACTTTATTTGCATTAGTGTTTAGTGTTGCATAATCATATACAACAACTATCTTATGTGTTACAGGATCATATGATTGTATATAACCTGATAATGAACCAGTAAATATTTGGTAATTATTTGTAAAGTTATATTGAGCATTGTAAAGAGATACTTCTTGTCCATCAAAATGATCTACATCAGTAGTTCCTTCTTGACCTCTAATTACAGAAATGTCATTTACATTAATACCAGCAATTTTTAAAATCTCTTGACCTATTTGTATTAGATCATTAGTAGCAAATCCATTTGAACTATCTACAGTAACTTTTGTCGCACCAGCAGCAATTCCAACATGTCCAACGTATAAAGTTAATCTTGCTGTTGATGTAGATGCACCAGACCTTACTAAATCCTCATCAGCAACTGATAAGTAGTCACCCCTTGCATATCCTGCTCCAGCATCCTGTATTTGTATGTCAGAAACTACCCCTGCATCAGAAACAGTAAAGGTAGCAGTTGCTCCAGATCCAGATCCACCAGTGAGATTAATACTAGTGTAAGTACCGCTAGTGTAGTCAGCACCACCATTGAGGATTTCATATCTTCCTATTCCTGTAAAGTTAATATTTGTTTTTGCAGTAGGAGGTGTAAGAATTGCTTCTTGATACAACCTCTTTCTTACATAATATATTTTTGTTTTAGTTGCATCATCAGGATTGATATCAACTACCACTTGATCTCCAATTCCTAATCCATGATTAGAACTTGTTTCTACCAAAGCAACACTTTGATTAACTTCAAATGGTTCCAATCCATCACTGAGAGATGTGAGTCTTATAATTCTAGTTCCAGATGTATTGAATAAATTACTAGACTGTATAAAGTAAGTATCATCAATAATCCATGTACCAGTGAGAACCTTGATCTGGACTACGTTTTGAGAGGTTGTACCTTCTAATACTTCAGCAGTTGCAATTGGTGCATTAACACCATCAGTCAAACTTAATGTTGCACCTTTAGTATAAGAACTTCTTTGATCTAGTAAAATATCAAATGTTTTAATTGCAGCAGAAAAAGTACCAGTCTCATCAAATGTTCCAGTAACATTTTTTAGTACAATTGTACTATCGTTTTTAACAGTTCCGACAATAGTACCAGATGCACCAGATGATGGTTGATTTAAAGTATCATCAGTGAATAAGTATGCACTTTGAATGACTGTTAACTTAACAACCTTATCTTCTTTCGATTGTAAGTAAGATACAGTCTTACCCTTGACAGATTCAATAATTGCTTCTGCTTCCGAACCTTCTGTTCCTACGTTATTAAAATATATTTGTGAATTTATGGAGAAGTTATCAGATGAATCTACTACATTAACACTCTCTACATTACCTTGTTTTACTTCTGCAATCTCAGCAAGGAAACCTTCACCGTTTCTAGACATTCCTGCTTGATAAAAGCGTTTTGCTTTTTTAGGAATATCATTCTGGTTAATATCAGAATTATAATTACTATCAACAGGCAGAGAATAGAAATTCTCTCCTAAAATGTATGGGTATTGCGGTACTTGATTGCTATCAATAGTAATGAAATAAGCATAAGTTCCTTTCGGAAATTCTGGGGTAATACAAAATCTTCCATTGTTGTTATCTAATGTTCCACTCTTATGAGTGTAAGTATAGTCATTAACAAAAGTTCCTATCGGATATGCTGTTAATGAAGGTCCTTCAGAACGATTACCATTGATAGAATAACTAGATGTCATTCTAATAATAGATGATGTAGAATCTAAAGGATTATCATAACCAAATGCACCATATATGGGGTTACCATCATAAGCAAACCCTATGATAGGTGAATGTGTTTTAGTTGATGGTTCTGTCCCTGCATTATTAAGATTATCATTGAGAGAAACACGAAGTGCTTTCGGGTTTGCAGCATAACCATAACCATATTCTAATACGTTATTGTAATTACCAAAAACGTATCCATTCTCTGTATCTAGTTTCGATTCTAATTTTTTATATCTATTGTAATTCCATTCTTTAAGAAGAGGTATACCACTTGCTCCACTACCTACTGGAACTATATCAACTATTACAGTATCTTGACTATAAAAATTACCTTCTGCAATTTTATTAAATCCAGTAATCTGTCCGTCAGTATTAACAACTGATTCAAACTCAGCAAACCTACCTCTACCAGCATTATCTCTAATTACAACTTGTGGAGGTGAAGAATAAAACTCACCAGCATTGTCAAGTATTAAACTTGTTACTTTACCACCAGTTACTACAGCACGAACTACAGCATTCCTACCAGATGTAATTAAAATATCTGGAGTTCTAGGAAATATATCATTAGTATCTACAACTACGCTTTCTACAACTTGTCCAGCAAGTATTGCTCTTGCTTTATTAGGAACTTGGTCAATTAAAACAAATGGTGGTCTTTGATAACCTGTTCCACGAAGATCAACCTTGATTTGTTCTAACTTACCATATCTAATACTTTCTGCATCTTTATAACCATAGAAAGGAACTCCATTCAATCCAATACCAATATCTCTTTTTGGTGTTGGATATGTTTCTGTAGTTCTAGTTGCTTGCTTCCTTATAATACGAAGAAGTTTTTGATCTAATACAGTTTCATTAACAGTAGAACCATCTAAAATTTTATGTGATGGGAAACTAGAACTAGCAATATAATAATACTGATCATCTGCAAGTATAGCGGATACATCTGTTGATACTTGATCTAAAGAAGTAGCAACTGTTGATAATGTAGGAACATTAACTGCAGCACCAGTTCCTAACAACCATCTAGTCTGGTTTGTACCTACATTTACAATTTTAGAGTCAGAAGTTTCAAAACCAGGATTTGATACTTGTATCTTGTCTCCCGCAGCAGAGTATGGATGTGAATCTGATGGTTGTAAATTATATACAATACCCATTGTCAACAGTGTGACACCAGATCCTGCTATTGTAACTGGTTTATATACCGATGTGCCTACCTCATGTTGTGTGGCAGTTTGTGCTGATCTCTCACCAATAATAAATTGAGTTATATTCTTATCACTAAATGTGATTGTCTCATCACCTATTAAAACTGATCCTGTAGAATCCCACCCAGTAGTAGAGAATACATTAATTCTTTGTCCTGCTGCTGTTGCAGTACCTGTTAATACTTTTTCAAGTTTAGTCTTAGTTGAGACACCAAATACACCATTAACTGTTTCTGATGCTAAAACAATATTGTATATTACTTCTCCATCTCTAGTTCCGTCTGCATAGACGTTATCAACAATAGCATCTGCATAATCATACTCAACTGTATCAGATTGAACGATTTTCTTTCCAACTAAATTTTTTACGTCACCAGATATTACTTTACATTTAAGTGCGTATACATTTATCCAATCTGCATCAGATGACTTGTATGTGAAATCTCTTGGTTTGTATATCTCAGGTTTTACAATTTTAGGTTCTCTTCCTCCTCCAGTAACTAAGGTCATATAACCTTCATCACCGTCTAGACCTGACATGTAACGATGATAAGCACAGTAATAGTAAATCCTATTAGTCTCACCTTTATCCATCATGAATTCTGGTTGGAATTCATTAGTATAATTTGTCTTAACTCCATTCACAAGAGCAGTGTTATAATATAACTGACCACCAAGTAAAGTACCCTCTCTAGTTGTACTAAACTTCATAGGGTGACCTTCTGGATGCACTGGCATTGGTAAATTAGAAGGATCAGACTGGTTCCATATAATTTGCCAGTTCTGTCTCATTATTATACCTTCTGGTGCAAGGTAATACTTACCAGTTTCAAAAGCACCAAAGATACGTGCATTTACACCAAAGTCAATATAGAAAATACCATTGGGAAATGATATAACTGTACTAGCAGTAAATGTTGATCCATTAGGACCTGTTATATTATCTCCAAGAGTAAACGATCCTGATAGTTGTCTTAAATATAATCTTGTGACTGCATTCTGATCATTTCTAACAATCTTAGCAATTTCACCACTAGCATTACCACCAGTCTCACTCAATCTATCTCCAACTAAAAACTGACCAGTAGGACTTGTAACATTTATTGCAACGTTATCAAATTCAGATTTAATAAACCACTCAAACTGTGCTAGGTTTGAACGTGCATTTGAATCTACATCTTTATCAACAAGAGTATTAAAAATAAACTTGATTGAACTGTCAGTTCCCTTTGCTTTATAAAACTTTTGTATATTTTTAATTAAAGTTCTTTTATCTACATTACCTCTAAGATATTTCTCAGGAAATGAACCTAGGTATTGCTTCTCAAAATTCTTGACAAAAGCATATAAGAAAAGATTACTAATGTTATAAACGTTTTGTCCAGCATTATGTGATGTTGCAGTCGTGCTTACAAAATTAGTTTCGTGATATAAATCACCTAGTTTTGTATTACCACTAACACCTCTTGTGCAGTTCTGTAAAGTAGTATCAGTTCTAGTCTCATATAATATTATCTCATCATCAATTCTTACGTATCCGTTTTGTTTTGGAAAACTCGTTGCATCTTGTAGTACAATTGTATCATCAGTATTAGTGATACTAACGTCCAACACATCAGACTGTTTAAGTAAGTTTTGTTCATAATAATCTATATCTGTATATTTTTGAATATTATTAATAATATCCAAAGTGCCACCTTGTACCTCCTGCTGTTCATAATACTTCGTTACGAACTTACTAAAAAGTTCATACTCTGTACTAATAAACTCAGGAAGTTGAGATTCTATTAGAGTGGAAATTCGCTTTGTCTTAGCAGCAACCATTTACTTACTCTTTATATGCAGTGAAGGATGAATTAGCAACGTCAACGTCAAGATAAACTTCACGCATTGCTTTAATATCGTTTGATAGAGGTTTTACTCTTAGTGAAATACGATTATCAAAAAAACTACCTTTAATAATTGTTAAGGCATACATTTTTAACTCACCTTTTACATAATCTATGTCACCGATATCGCTGTCAAGGACAACCTTTTCACCAGTCACGCTATCTAGTCTATATAGGACAATTTTCTTATTCCTATCTTCAACATAAACATCGAAATTAGGATACTCAGTTACTCTAAAACCAGTAGATGACAAGACTGGATCATCACAGTCTTCATCAAAAGCATTTTGGAAACATACCTCATAATAGAAGGTAGAATTTAAAGAAGGATAGAAGTCTTTTCTCATAGTAACACTAGTGAGATTAGAATTGACACTAACATCAGCATCATCAATCACACCTACAAACTTACTATACCTAAACTTACCGTTAAACTTCTCAGTATCACTTGTCTCAAGATAAGACTGTATTGAAGAAATAACTTTATCTCTGATATTAGAAGTGGTTTGATCTGTCACACCACTATTATAATAGATTTTACTAGTCAACTCAACATAAAGAATAGAAGGATCTACAATACGTGGTTCTATAGAAGCAACAACATACCTTTTAAGATCTGCAACAATCTGTGATTTAGTTAAAGATGTAAGATAACTTGCATCAGTTGGTTTTAATGCAATGAAAACTTTACCATATTGTGGTGGATCTTGATCTTCTCCACCAAATATGATGATATCACTTGTAGCAGGATATACTTGACGTACAATTGCTTCATAGTCCTGAGCGGTCACTGCACGGTCTTGTGTGCCATATGCCTTAGGAGCGGTGTATTTTATCTTAGATGTGCTTTCTATCTCTTCACCGCCAGAAGAAGGGGTAGTAGATGTAACTGTAGTTGTAAATGAATTAGGTGATACACCATTTGGATTCTCTAATACACCAGAAAATACAAATGTCTTGACTCCATTACTCTCAGTACCTGATGTTGTTAAATATGATACTTCAATACGTGAATTATTTTCTAATTTTTTACCAAGTACACCATCTCCCATCAATACTTCATATCTTTGATCTTCAATTTCGTCTAAAAAGAATACTTTTGATTCACCATCTACACCTAAGATGTTATCAGCAATCAAATATGGTTCATTAAATGTACCACCACCAGGATATATCTTGACTCTGACTGTGTTTGTATCAATATTTTCATTGTCTAAGATAAATCTTTGACTTTTGAGGGCAGTATTTACGACAAATGTATTAGTTAATTGTGTTCCTTCCTTAATTGCTACGTTTGTAAAGGTCGCAACATCATTTATTACCTGTCCTGTAACATCATCAGTTACAACATAAGAATAAATGTTATTATCATAGGAAGAAATAAAACCTGTTCCTGCTTTTAATATTAATTCTGTGTCAGATGTAGGAGTGCTGTAGTTAACAGTAAATGAAACATATGCTGTAGGGGAAGTTGCTGACTTAGGTCTATATCCCAATTGCTTTGCAACTGCTACTACATTGTCTCTTAACGTTGCTGAATCAATGAATAGTTCATTGATAACCATATTGGTATTGAACGCTGTGTAATAAGTATTGTAAGCAAGTGTGTCTATAAGAGTTGCTAGTGCTGATCCTTCAAAATCATAGTCACTAAAATCTGACTGTGCTCTCATATAATCCTTGAGAGCAATCTTTATCTGATCAAAATCTAAATTAGAAACCTGAGTATAAGGCATTATCGTGTACGCTCTAGAAAGAAGTCTACCGTTACTGGTTTGTCGTCCCTACCAACAATTTTATAAACAAGTTCTACATTATATCCATTATTGTCAAAGTCAATAGCACAAGTAATTCTATCAACCGAAATTCTTGGTTCGTAACGATTGATAGTTTGTCGTACTTCTTTTTTAATTAACGCAGCAGAACCGTAATCTAATGGTTCAAATAACATGTCCATTAGACCAGAACCTAACTGAGGTTGAAAGGGTCTCTCACCTTTCTTTGTCATTAATAGGTTTTGTATTGATTGTGATATCGCAGCCTTATCCTTCACTACTACTAAATCATCAGTAACAGGATGTTTTTTAAATGTAACACTCAAATCCTTGAATGTTTGGAACGTCGGCATTTAGACACAGCATGGCTGCTTTTATTTATCCATCTTTTCTAAAGTTAGTGCACTCGTCAAGGAATTCCTTCTTTCTCTTCATCTCAAACAATTCTCTATCATCATTCTTTTCGAGTTTATCTGTTAGAGGTAGTGCATCGTATTCAGAGATGAGTTTCTTACCACTCTTTACAAATTCCTCACTTTTATCTACTTTAATTACCATTTGTTTTCTCCTTAGGTGTTTCCCAGAAATAATCATCAGTATCTCCTAGTCGCCCCCACTCAGTCCCATTCTCGACTTGGTACTCTATGGTAGAAACCTTAAAGTCTGGT